CCAAGTATTGTTGGTGAGAAAGGTCCTGAATTGTTTATACCAAGATCAGCAGGTACAATCATACCAAATGGTGCTGGCATGGGCGGTGGTACTGTTAACAAGACATATATTACCAACAACATATCAGCGATAGATAGTAAGAGTGTAGCGCAAATGTTTGCTGAGAATCGTAAAGCATTGCTTGGTACAGTACAGTTAGCACAAAAAGAATTACCTTACGGTAACAGATAAGGAACAATAAATGAGCGGATTACAAACAATCTTAGACAATTGTAACACTATTAAATTTAACCGTCGTAATGTCGTTGGAACACAATTTACACGAAATGAAATACCTCGTGTTAGTCAAACACCAACAAAGAATCCATGGAAAATTACAGTTGAGATGCCAAATAGTTTTGGCTATAGTGATGCTAGAGCATTGATGGAAGAACTAGATACATTAGATACTTTTACTAACCAAGAAGTTACATTCAGCAATAACAGTAAACTAAGTTGGATATTCAAATATCAAGGAACATTGACTACTGGACAACTAAGTGGGTTAACAGTAGTAAGTTACGTGGGTAATCAATTAGTATTAAGTGGTTTACCAACTGTAGCAGCAACTACTTCAATGTTTAAAAAGAATGACTTGATTCAAATCAATACTTTCCCATACCCATTCACAACTCAGCAAGATGTATTGCGTGGTACTGGATCAACAGTAACCATTACAACAAGCAGACCAAACATTATATCAAGTAGCGTTACTGGATATGGTATCACAGTTGGTAACAGTTGTACATTCAATGTATTCTGTCCTAACATGCCAGTATACAAATTAATACCAGGTGGCTGGCAATTAAGTAATGGCGCAACAATCAACAACGCTTATTTAGAATGGTCAGATAATTTTTATCTTTACGAATGGGTTGGAGAAGCATAATGGAAATCATACCAGCAGTTGACGATAAAAATAGCATTAATAGTGCTGAGTTTGTTAAACTAACAATTTATAACGATGTGTCAAACACAGCGGATACAACCATTTACACATTTTCAAGTGCTTATAAGTATGAAACAATTGATGGAACACAATATAGCCCTCTAGGTGGATTGCTTGCTGTTGGTGTACAGCAAAGAGATATTCGTGTTACATCAGCAGATACATCAATCAGTTTAAGTGGTATCCCTAGCGATGGGTCAGACAACATGGCAATCGTGTTAGGCACAAAGATTCGTGGTAGTAAAGTAGAAATCATTAGAGGATTCTATAATGACAACTATGTATTGACCAGTGTAGCGCAACGTTTTACTGGCATCATTACAAGTTACAATATTACTGAAGAACGCCATGATTTGGTTGATAACTTTACCATTACACTAAACGCAAGTAGTTATAAGAATGTATTAGAAAATCGTGTTGCTGGACGCAAGACAAATGGCGAGAGTTGGAAAGTATTTTATCCAACTGATACCTCAATGGACAATGTGTATAGTTTAGCAGATCAATACTTTGACTTTGGTGTTAAGCCTAAACAAGGCGCAAGCACACAAAGCGCAGCATCATCTAGCACGAATCAAGCAAGTCAAGTAAGTCAAGTTACATCCAGAGGTCCTAGATGAAGATAAGATACGCTACCAAATACGATGCTCAAAAGATCGTCAACATGCTTTGGAATTACCATGACTCTGGAACCATTGAAGGCTTAAGTGTTGCTGATGAAAAAACAGCATTAAAGATATTGACACACATACTAGCAGGTGCCGGCATAGCGATACTTGCCGAAAAGAACAATGAACCTGTTGGAATGTTGTTAGCATTCAAAGTACCATTTTTATGGGATCACAATAAGTTTGTAATGAATGAGATTGCCTATTGGGTAGAAGAAGAACATAGAGGAAGCACAGCAGGTTATAGATTGTTGGCAGAATATGTTAAGTATTGTGAACAATTAAAAGAAGAAAACATGATAACAAATTACACAGTAAGTCAAATGGAAGGACAAGATTTGAACTATTCACGCTTTGGCTTTAGACCTATAGAACATACTTGGAGCACATGATATGCCAATTTTTACAGCAATAGCAGCAGTAGTTACTTCAATCGCAGCAGCAGTTGGGTTTAGTGCCGCAGCGGCAGCAACGATTGGTGCTGTTGGCGCATTCGCAGCAAGAACTTTATTGACGATTGGTATCAGTAAACTACTATCAAACACAACAGATTCAAATGGTAGTAATCCACCAGCAGGTGATCCAAGAGCGCAAAAGTCTCCAACAACAGTTAACAAGATTCCAGTAATATATGGTTCAGCATATGTTGGTCCTACCATTACAGATGCGATACTAAGTACAGACCAACAGACAATGTATTATGTTTGTGCGTTAGGTGAAGTAACAGATACTGGTACACTAAGTTTTGGTAACATATATTACAATGGTGATCTGATCGCATTAGGCACTGGTGGTGATGCCGCTAAAGTATTGAGTTTAACAAACAACGCCGTACCTCCACAAACAGATACCAAGATCGCTGGAAACATGTTTGTTTATTTGTTTAATGATGGCAGTAGTAGTGGTATCAATACTGGTGGATTGACAGCAATACAAATACTTTCAGATGCTAGTATTCCAGTAGACAGTCGTTGGTCAAGTACAGACACAATGACTAATTGTGCGTTTGCCGTTATTAAACTCAACTACAATACAGATGCTGGTACAACACAGATTGGTCAATTAAAGTTTCAGTTAACTAATACATTAGATGAACCAGGTAGTGTAATTTATGATTACTTGACTAATAGTGTATATGGTTGTGCTATTCCAGTAGCCAATGTTGATACAGCAAGTCTAGATGCGTTAGATGTTTATAGTAATGAATTGATTGATTACATTCCTGTTGGTGGCGGCACAGCGACTCAAGCAAGATATCGCATCAATGGACCAATTAACACTGGCGCAACATGTTTATCAAACTTACAAGACTTATGCGATGCTTGCGATAGTTGGTTACAATATAGTGAATTGACTGGACAATGGAAAGTTGTTATCAATCAAAGTTATGAAGATTACACAACCTTCAATGATTTGTATTTGATTGACAGTTCTAAACTGATTGGCGGCATAGACATTAATCCTATTGATTTAAACAATACATATAACAGTTTAGAAGTTGCTTATCCAGATGTTAACATACAAGATCAAACTAATTACAAAGTGTTTAATTTGATTGACTATGTACCAGAAGTGATGAGTCCAAACGAACCAGCAAATCAATTAAGTGTTGGCTTCCCTCAAGTTAACAATTACATTCAAGCAGCATATCTTGGTGAACGTAGAATGCTTCAAAGTCGTGAAGATTTAGTTATCACTTGTGCGTTAGACTATAGCGGTATACAGATTGAAGCAGGCGATGTTGTAAGAGTTACATTAGCAGAGTATGGATGGGATGAGAAATTATTCCGTGTCAGTCAAGTACAAGAAGTAAAAGATGAGTCAGGATTCCTAGGTGCTCGTATTACAGCGTTTGAGTATAACAATACAATCTATGCTAATGATCCATTAAATGATTTTATTCCAGAAGCAAATACTGGATTAACTAATCCAAAATGGTTAGATACTCCTGGCACTCCTACTATTACAACTAGTCCATTAGCAAATGGTACTGTAGCAAGTTTTAGTGTAACAAGCACAACTCCTGCTGTTGGTAGTACTATGTTTATGGATTTTAATTATGGATTGACTAGTAATGTTGATACACATAAATCATACACTACAGTTCAAACAAGCGATGGAACAGCATTCGCGGTTAGTTCATCAGTAACTATTAATGTTGTTAATTTACCACCAGATATATATTATTGGTCTACTACCGCAAGAACAACCGAAACTGGTTATAAATCATTAGCAAGTAGTCCATATACCTGGGGCGGACCTAACATTACAACATATGATCCCGGCACCGGCCTAGGCGGTATAAGTACAAATAATATTAGCAATAATTCTGTTACTAGTAGTAAAATGTCTAATACCGGAGTAACGGCCGGTAGTTATACCAATAGTAATATTACAGTTGATGGCGCCGGCAGAATTACATTAGCGGCAAATGGCACCAGTGGTGGCAGTAGTTTGACTATTCAAAATGAAGGAACCAATGTTGCTAGTAGTGCTAGTTTATTAAATTTTACTGGTGCCGGTGTAGAGGCATTTGGGATATCAGGTGGAGCAAATATTTACATTACTGGTTATTATAAAAATATAGGTCAAGCAGATTTTGTTGTTCCTAATACTGGTGCCAATACTGTAACAATGCCAGTTAACATTACAAGTA